GAAAAGCTTTGGAACGACTCGACCGAACCGCGTTCGCGGTAAAGCGCCGCACAATAGAGGACGGTTCCCATTTTCACGGAGGAACTAGGAACGGCGTTCGGAAGATCGGCATAGCCGGAGATCCGACGACGGTCGAAGCACCATTCGTTGCCCGCCTCGATTGAGACGGCGAGGAAGTCCTCGTCTAGTTGGGTCGCGGGTTCGATACCGAGATACCCGAGGACGTCGTTATCGTCTGCCCAAGAGACCGTCACGTCGACGAGACCGGTCACGGTCGCGGCTGCGTGAGTGTGGTTGCCTTGGGTCCACGAGATCGTTTTAGTCGTCGTGTTAAGTGCGGCGATCGAGTGGTGACCGTCGAAAGTTTGACCGATACCGGCGACCCTAATCGAGTAGCCGACTTCTAGACCGTCGACGTCGGAGAGGGTTAGAACGTGGACGCCACTAGTCGCAACTGCGTTAGTGACTCGCTTTTGTAGTGCCACGTTCTAATCCCTCTCGTTTGTCTCTTGTGTCTGTCTTGGTCAGTCGTTTACAAACTTTACGAAAGCCTCGGGAGCGATTACGAGCGACGCAAAATAGCCACGTACGGCGAGACGTACCGAGGCATTTGCGGGCTGGTCGACCCTTACGGTTCCCTTGTTCTGTTCGTACAGTTCTACGCCCATTGGGTTACCGACGATCATGGTTCCTGCGGCGAAACGGTTAGAAACGACGACGCGAAGCCCGAGTCCCTGAACCTCGAAAGAGGCGGGGGACATGGTGCCGGCGGCGTTCATTGGTCCGACCTGTGTAAAGAGGCGGTCTCCGTTTGCTTTCTTTGCCTTGCCCAATGTCGCCCAACGATCGGACGAGACGAAAATATGGGTAGGAAGTTCGTCGACTTCTCCGTCGATTGTGGCGGCGGAGTCGAACAGTCCGTCGAGGATTTCGTCGCCGTCTGTCCAATCCACGATCCCGAGGGTCTCGGTTACGCCTGAAACGAGCGCCGCACAAGACACGGTTTCGGTTTGCTTCGCGTACACGTTCACCATGTCGCGGAGGACGAGGTTAAGCATGGCGGGTTCCGAGTGGTCGATGACTTGTTCGGAGAGGTCAATAAAGCCTCCGAGGAGAGAGTTAGATACGGGGATCTTCGAGATCTCGAGAGCGCGCGACGCGAGGTCGTCAAACTCTGCCGCCTGCGTACCAACGAGGACGTGCTGCGTGATCTTGCGACGGTTCCACGACTCCGCGTTCGGCGCTGCGAGAGTGCCAACGGCAGAAACGAACGGGCGTCGGTTGTTCATTGAGTCGAAAACTTCTCCGACCAATGGGTCCGGCAAAATGCCCGCGACGTCTCCCGTACCGTTTTCGGCGGCGAGGATAGTGCGGTCTCCCTTGACGGCGGCGAAAAGATATTCCGCGGGGGTCACCTTGCGGGGTGCGCCGAAAGAGAGGGTAGGGGTAGCGATTGTCGGAGCCGAAGCCTCGACCTCTGGGGTGATTGGGTTTTCCATTTCTGGCTCCTCTTGTGGGGTTGGGTTGGTTGGTTCTTCCTCGGGTTCTTCCGCGGAAACGGAAAGAACTCGGGCGGCTTTGTAAGCCGGAAAAGGAACGAGCGAGAGTTCCTTCCATACGGCGGACTTCACGCGCATAACGCCGGAGGCGTCGAACGTGTAGTCCACCACTTCGACGCCAACCGAAACGGCGTCGTAGTAATTGTCCGGACCGGCGAGGGAGAGAGCCTCCGACGCGAGGACCGTGTTAGCGAATACGGCTTGCGCATAGACCGCGCCTTTATCGGCGGTACGCGCGACGACCATTCCGAGAGGTTTCTCGGGATCATGGTCGAGCATGAACTTAGGGGACGGACCGTCTAGCGGTAGCGACCCCTCCTCGAATACGACAGAGGTCCCGTCACTCACTCGAGCCTCGACGCCTAGGGGAACGGCTATCGCGGTTAGGGAACGGGAGTTCTCGCCGGCTTCGGCGTCGATTGTGAACTCGTTAGCGAGGATACGGATCATACGGGGCTCCTATCGGTGGCGGGTTGTTGTTGCCTTGTCTGGTTGTCCATATTGGCGTCAAGTGGGTTATCGGTCCACGCGGTACGGTCCAGACGAACAACGCGTCCGCGGGGGGTGATCGTGTTACTAGAGAACCCTTGTTCGAGTGCTTCGATAAAGCCCAACGCGCCAAACGTGACCGCGTCGGCTTTTGCCTGCGTCGCGTTCTGGTAGGTCATTCCGCCGGTGCTAATGCCACAGATCCACGCGGGGACGTTTGCATGGCGAGCGAGTTCGAGGGCTGCGTACTGTCGCGCCTCGATTAGTTGCAAACGCGAGGGGTCCATCGTGGACTCGATCCAGTCGACTTCCTCGGGAGCGAACGCGGTTCGTCCCTCTTGACGAGCGAGACTCCACTCGTCTGCCATGGCGACCATTTCGTCATGGTCGAGGGGTTGTCCTTTGCGCTGCTTGAGGTGTCCGGCGGGCGTATCGTTCACCGCGTAGCGTTCCGCGGCGGCGTCCAAGCGTTCCGCGATACGAACCGAACGCGCCGCCGTAGCGAGGAAAGGTTCGTAAGGGGAGTAGAAAATATTTACCAAGCGCGGGTCGAGTACGTTCCCCGCGTAGGTGATTTCCGAAACGCGACCGATAGGGCGGTTACCGCGGAAAGCCGGCGCGACGAGTTGCACGTCCTCCGCCGGTAACCATTGGAACCTCGCCGGCATACCGTTCGCATAGGTCTCGGTTGTATAAAGGTAGGCGCGCCCGTGGAACATGAGGTCGTCCGTCAACCAAGCCATAGTCACGGAGCGAGGGACGTCCTTTTCGGGTTGGATCATCCAAGGCTCGGGAGGGAGTGGGATCTCCTCGAGGTCCTCACCATTCCACGCGGTCCCGTATTGGCGAATGGGGAGCGAACCGGTGAGGGAGCATAGGACGTCACGCGAACGCGAGACGGCACCAAGGGACAACGCCCGCGAACGAGTGACCCCGACAGTCGACCCGAACGCGAGCGCGGTCTCTCCAGAGGCAACGGTACTCGTGCCAGTACCCGCCGCGGCAGTTAGGAAGCGTGAAACTATGGAAGCCATGTCTCCCCATTATCACACCGGAAAAGCTTTGGGGTAAGAAAAATACGGAGATATCTTTTTTATCTTTTTGCGGACGCGATAGTCGGTTTCCTTGTGCGGACCGGAACCGACGCGAGAGCGACGCTCCAGATCATGACGCGGCATAGTTCGATAGGTCCGACACTCTTTTGACTTGAGACGATGAAACCCGTAGACGTTTTTACTCCGACGGCTCGCGCGACGTGTTGGTGGAACATTTCTTCACGCGTAGACCGGATACGTTTCTCCGCGATCATCGTTCGGACTAGAGACGTGTACTTCGATATTTCGCCATGACCGACAACGGTCGAGCGTTCCTTGTAATGCTCGGGGACATGGAGTTCTAGCGTCGGAGTAACGGCGAGTTTCACGGTCCGGTCCTCGAGGACCCTTTCTACTTCGCGCCACATTTCGGGCTCGTTATCCACGATGAACTCGACAGTAGTCCCGACGGTTCCGTCCTCAAACGGCGCGGACCTTACGCCGACGAAGCGTTGAGAGTCGACCGAGGAGTCGATCGCAAGTATTCCCCCTGACGGAATAGGTCCGTCGAATTGACATTTTTCCCAAGCCCCAACAGACGGGAGCCACGACTTAGCCGACGCTAGGTAGACGTTTAAGTGACCACGCATAAAGGACGATTTATCCGGACCCGCCGCCGCTAACTCGAGCGCCTCTATCGTGATACTCCTCCCGAGACTTGGGTTCGGGTAACCCCAATAGCGACGATCCATAGGGTCGACCTCTGGCGGAATGGACCACTCTTGGAACAGACTCCGAGACGGTTTCCCCGAGTCAATAGCGGCGAGACCTTGTTCTCGTAATTGGAGGAGGAGCGTCGACGACTCGTCGCCGGCGGTGGAATACATAGCGAGGAGAGGAGACTTTCGCGCGATCTGGGAGGGGCGATATCCGTCGAATACCACGGTAGGAGCCACGGACCAAACTTCGTCCGCCACGATGAGGTCGTAACTTCCGCCATGTGCCGACGAGGGGACCGCGGCGGATACCTCCCATTTCGACCGGTCGGGGAGAGTACAAGTCATACGACCCGCGCTCCACATAGGTTTCCCTCCGAAGTATTCCTCGAGAATGGGGAACAACAAACGCGCGACGTCCTCCGCGCGGTGGAGTTTGTGCGCCGAATTGAGGACCGACTGTGGCTTTCCTCTCATGCCGGCGAAGTCGGTCAACCACCACCCTAGGAGCGCCGCGGCGAGGGTCGTTTTCCCTTGTTGTCTGCCCGTTCCGGCGAAACTTTCGCGGTGATACAAGTCCGGCACCGGATCGCCGGCGAGGATGGACCGCGGGTCTTTAGCGAGGAGCGCGTCGAGGTGGAGCCTCTGCCACGGAAAGAGGTCGACCTCGAGAAACTTCCGAGCCCACTCCACGACGAGTGGTCCGTAACTGTCCTCCCCATATCCGCTAGTTGAGAGTCGGGGGGTATCTCGACCGATCGGGGGACTTTCCCCCAAGTCATGACCGGTTCTTTCCGTTCCTTCTCGTTCTTCCAGAGATATCTCCTTCCT